TCTAGTTACTATTATTATTATTTTTTAAGATTTAGTAGACGTTAAAGAACAGAATAGAAGGTAATACGTTATGGTAGATAAATTAGTATTTAAGAAACAGACTGAAGAATATTTAAATAGATTAGATCCACAGTCTGAATATATAAAACAAGCAAGCATATTTATTAGTAAATCTAAAGGTATAACAGTAGAAGAAGCTAGAAAGAAAGTAATAGCTGTACTTAAATCATATCCTATTAAAAATCCTATAGTTAGGTTTAATCATAGAGCTGAAAATGGAGATATGTTTATAGATACAGAACCATTATTAAGCTATATAAAATCTGCACAAGATGAGCATAATGTACTAGTACCATCATTTACAGCTTATGTACATCCTAGTATTAAGAAATCTCTACACGCAGAGTTTATTAGTGTTAATATTAAAGCTAGAAAAGAAGATAAGAAGAAGCTATTCTATTATACACAAACTGGTGATAAAGACAAAGCTATGTACTACGATAATATGCAAAAGACTAGAAAGATATTTAATAACTCTCTATCTGGAGCATATGCTAGTAAGAGTACTATACTATATAATCCATCAGCACACTATACACTTACATCTGTAACTAGATGTGTTAGCTCTATAGGTAATGCTGTAACTGAGTCTATCATATCTGGTAATAAGATATTTAGAGATCCAGATAGCGTATTGAACTATATAAGTAGTGTATTAGCTAATGCTGATATGGAAGCTCTACAGAAAGTAATAGATAAATATGGTATAGTATATCCAGAAGTATCTGATGTTATGCTTATGGTTAAAGAGAGTACTGAAAACTTTTGGAATATACCAGCTAAACTAGATTACATTAGAGAATACTTAGGTAAATTAAGTAAACTAGAGTTAGCAGCAGTACTCTATACAAATGACTTACTTAACTTTAGAAGACTGAATAAAGATATTATGGTTAAACTTATAGCTAGACTTAGTTCTACTAAGACTGGTTATACTACACCAGAGACTGAACTAGAAGATATAGAGAATGTACAAGAAGGTGTACAATCGCATGTACATAATATCTGTCAAGATGCTATTAAAGGTAAAGTTATAGAGTATGATAAGATGGTAGGTAGTGAACTATTAGATCTACTAGCCTCTACTGCTAAATATGTAGCAGAAGGTCTTACAGAGTATAAAGATCTAATACAAGCTCTACTTATTACTAAAGTAGGTCCTATCAACATAGCTTATATAAAAGAGCTTATGAGAAAGTGTATAGTACTCTCAGATACAGATAGTACTTGTGCTACCTATGACGATTGGACTCGTTGGTATAAAGAGAACTGTAATGGAGAAGATAGAGACCCTATAGGCGTAGCATCTACGATGATGACAATAGCTACCCAGACTATGGACCACTATATCAAAACACTATCTGGTAATATGAACTTAGATAAGAGTAAGTTTGAAACACTGAAGATGAAAAATGAGTTCATGTGGAATAGCTTCGTAACTATGAATGCTAGTAAGCACTACTTTGCAGATGTATCTATAAAAGAAGGTAATGTACTTAGAGAACCTAAAGCTGAGATTAAAGGTGTACACTTACTAGCTTCTAGTATATCTGCAGAATACAGAAATGCTGGTCATGGTATGATGGACGAGATACGTGCTACATTAAGAGAACATAAGCAACTAGATCTATATAGTTATGTAAAAAGAGTAGCTGATATAGAAAGAGAGATTATAGCTAAGATTAAAACAGGTAGTACAGATGTACTTGGTACTGATAAGATAAAAGATCCTACATCTTATAAAGATGCTCCTGAGAAATCTCCTTATATACATCACTTACTATGGAAAGAGGTATTTTCGGATAAATACGGTTATCCTGGTGAACCTACGTATAATGTAGTTAAAGTACCTACTAACTTAGATACAGAAGCTAGAATGAATAGCTACTTAGAATCTTTAGAGGATCAAGAGTTAGCTAATAGGTTTAGAGTATTTCTTAAGAAGTATGGTAAGAAGAATATAGGTACGTTTAGACCGCCTATGAGTCTTATAGAAGGTAAAGGTCTACCAGATGAGATCTTTAACTGTGTTAACTATAAACGTATAGTAAAAGATAACTGTGGTATGATGTATGTTGTATTAGAAGCACTAGGATTCTATAAATCTTCAGATGTGTTAATTTCAGAGTTAGGATATTAGAGATATGGATAGTTTAAATACAAATTATAAAATGGTAGGCATGGGTCAAGTAGTTAAAGATAAACTTGAAGATGGTTATAGTATAGAAGTAACTATGGTAGAGTCTATGCCTACCTTAGAAGGTGACTATAATGAAAAAGAGAAGAAATCTCTTAATAATGTAAATATGTCTGGTAAGACTACATCTTTACAAGTAGAGAAAGGTAAATCTGTAACTGCTAAGTGGTTGAATCTATATAACTCTAATAGAATAACAGCACCAGATGTTACTATAGGAGAGATGGTACATCTATTCCAATATGCTGGTAATGATGAATACTATTGGGCTTCTATAAGTACTAATATACGTAAGAGAGAGAAAGTTATATATGGATTCTCTAATAAGGATGATGCTAAACCTAATCAACCTTCTGGAGAAGAACAATACTATATGCTAGTAGATACTAGAAATAAAGAAGTAGTATTTCATACTGCTAACAATGATGGTGAAGCTAGCTGGTATGATCTTATATTCAATACAGCAGATGGTATAGTAACACTAGTAGATCAACAAGGTAACTATACAGAACTTAAATCTGTAGATGGTATACTTAACATAAGAATCAATAACGATATAGTTATAAACCACGATAGAGATCTTACTATAACTACAGGACAGAACTATACACATAAGATAGGTTCTAATAGAACTGTGGAAATAGGAGCTGAAGATAAAGAGACTATTGGTGGTAATCAGACTGGTAATGTATCTGGTAATAAGACTACGCAAGTAGGTGGTGCTTATAACCTATCTGCATCTGGTACATCTACTTGTAAATCTGGTGGTACTATGTCTATGACAGCTCCTCTTATCAAATTGAACTAAGAGGTATATAGAATATGGAATCTACTATAATATCAACTGGTAGAATAACTAATCAATCTGGTTTATACCATGCTATAAATCCATGGGAAACTCATTACTTTAAACATACTATAGAACATAGTGAAACTAAGTTATTTAAAGAGACATTAGAGTGGAGTCTATCTGGTAATGTACCTAATGAACTTAAGATAGATAATAATGGTGTTATAACTGGTAAAGTACTTACCTTTAACTTTCAAGATGCTACTAAAGATAATGTATATCCTAAAGAGAAGATAAAACTAGATGGTAGTAACTGGCAATCTATAGGTAGATTTAGAGATGCTACATATGATTTCCAGTTTACAGTAACACATAAGTACCGTACTTGGGAAGTAGAATCTTTAGTAGATAAAGATGGTAATGAACTACCTACACTAGCTGTGTTAAAACCATTATACTTAGAAGCTACATTTGAACAATATAAGACACAATTAGAAACTCTATTAGAAGTAGAAGGTACTGTAGCTAAGTTTAAAGAGGAGTCTGTAAGTAGTGACGTAGATATATTAGTTATTAGGAATAATAACATAGATACACAGTTGTTTCTAGAAGCATACCTACTAAGTAACTTTACTATAGTAGGAGATGAGATAGTAAAACATAGTATCTATAGGAATGGTAAGAAATATACCTATGATACATTAGAAGAACTAAAGAAGGAGTTTGAATAGCTATGCCACCAGTAGTAAGATTAACAGATATAGCATCAGGACATGGTAGCTTTCCACCTACTAATGTAATAGAAGCTAGTAGTGATACTATATGTAATGGGTTAGGAGTTCATAGGTTAGGAGACGCCATACAACCACACGCTTCACCTTCACCTTCTCCAGTGCACAGTAGAGCATCTGCAGTAGCATCTACAGATGTAACTTGTAATGGTAGAGGTGTAGTTAGAATAGGAGATGCTGTTAATTGTGGTGGTGTATTAGTAACAGGGAGTGGAAACGTAATATGCAACTAGATAAACCTAAAACAGATAATAGAATACTGAATAATGTTAATAAAGAAGTTAGTGCTATCATAACTACTAAACGTTATGAAGTACCTGCTATAGCACAGTCTAAAGAAGATAAACTAAATATGCTACTAGATAGTATAGACAGTGTAAGAACTAATGAAGACGGTTCTGTCTATATTAAGTTTAAAGAGCATGTAGTTATAGAGACTAAAGGTAGCCTTATAAGATTTAGTACAGAAGGTGATATTATAGATAGTGCTAAGATGATACATTTAAACCCTAAGATAGATACTAGCTTAGGTAGAGAAGCATTAGCTACTATAGCTAATATAACTAATGAAATAGTAAAATAGAATTACATTGCAGATAGATACTATTAAAGTATCTATCTGTAGATTATATTTAGTTAGTATCAAAGTGAGTAGAAAACAGTTATATATTATATATATATAGAGTAGATAGAAGCCTAGGCTTCTATCTACTCTATTTTAATTTAGCTAGTATATTAGCAGCATACTAGCGGAAAGGAGGTTATCATGTCTAGACATGATAGATTCTTTAATCTACTATCAGACATCGGGTATTATTTAGGTAGAGTACCTGATGCTACGATGCACGAGATTAATAGAATTCTCGAAATATATCGCAAAGTCGATTTATATAGCGGGAACTTTGACTATCTAGACAGGTATTATAAGTTTATGATACCTCAACTAGAGTTGCATTTGAAACAATTAAAGTCTCAAGTACAATTAGCTGCTTAGTTCTAGCTATTAGAGACTGTAGACCCTGTACAGGGTCTACAGTCTTGAATATATCTTTATTTTTTTTCTTTATAAGCTAATCAATCGCTGATTTATAATATACCTAAGGAAGTTCAATATGAAATATACAGTCCCTCCTATTAACACTAGAGGAGTATTCATATTTCATGCTCCATATGCTGATGATCCAGATATAAATAAAAAAGAGTATGAAGTAGTAGAGATACGTAAGATTAAATCGTTTCACGATGATGGTTTAGATCCTCTTAATAACATCTATATTAAACATGGTTTAACTAAAGATGACTTTATAGAAGATCTAGAAGGTGATGTACCTATTATAACACTAGCTGTAGATGATCAACAGTTTCTATATGTACCTGCAGATAGAATAAAAGAGATGCCTGCTATCATAGGTTATACAGCTACAGAGAGACTTATTACATTAAGTTTAGGTCTAGTACCTGATAACATTAACTTAGATACTCTATATGAAAATATAGCTACTATGGTACATGATACTATAAGTATTAAACCAGATATGACAGAACAACCTGGCGGCCCTACAGTACTTATATCAGATACTGACTATAATAACTATAAGAAGATGATGGCTAATCGAGCTAGATCTTATAATAAATCTTGGAGAGTACTATACGAAGAACAATCTGTAAGATATAGAACACTAGAGATCAAACTAGAACAAGTAGAGAAGATATTACAAAGGTTCATGAGTGCTAATCAGAAGCCTAAACAATAAACAGTAAATAGATAGAGTAGAGTACATATAGTACTCTACTCTATCTTAGTTATATTAACCCATCATACCTATCATAGTAGAAGTATATTGGGACATCTTTCTACTGTCATTAAGTACAGATACTTTACCCCATACTTTTAACTGTTCTGCATATAGCTCTCCAGCATCTGAATAGCTATCTACTATCTCTTTAAAAGATGGTATCTCATGTCCTGCATAGATATGACCTATATCTAATAGTATTCTTAGCTTATTATATACATATCTCTTAACACCTAGTGTTATTAGTTTAGACACTTGTGTATAATAACCTGGTTGTATATTCTCTAAGTTAGCATTATTAGCTAAATTGACTTTAAGTATACCGTAGGTTATGAATGGCGGATAGGCTTCTACTAGTACTTTATTCTCTCCTACTAGCTCTAATCTAGCAGTTTGCACTATATTAGCAGGTTGCATAGTACCTAGTAGTTTCATACCATCTGCTACTACTGGGGATACACACTGTTGCATCATAGCGTCTCCAGATACACCATTTCCATTATAATCACCTAGTACTAATGATAATACAGAGACTATAGATTTATTATTAGTTATAGTCTTAGGTACATCTATAATAAACGAACCTAACTGTTCGTTATAAGAGTAATCTGATACAGCTACTAAGTTACATTGTCCTACTGATAAGTAAGCTAACTCACCACCTAGAGCATTCATATCTGTCATGATTATAGGTCTTATACACTCTATAAGCATTCTCTCTTCTATAGATAATGGTGCTGTACCTCTCTTTTGTGGAAAAGATAGCTCTAGTATCTCTATAGGTATCTCCATTCTTATCATATTGTTAAACGTATATTGTAATGCGTTCATGATTTAGTCCTTCCTAAGTTTCTTTTTATTACCTCGTGTGGATCATAAGCTTCTAAGCCTTCTAGCTTTTCATCATCGTTATCTAATAGTATATTTATCTTATCTCTAATAGAACTACTAGGAGAAGGTTCGTTTATAGTTTTATTAGATACTGTAGTATCTGTAATAACTACAGAGTTACCATTCTCATCTGTTATTTTAGTTTTACCATAGCTTACAGTAGGATCATCTTCCATATTAGTCTGTTGTACTTGTTCTACTGTAGTAACCTCTTGATACATATAAGCAGGATCATTAGGATCTACCTTAAGTTTCTCTTTAAGAGAATCTGATATAGTCTCAGCTACTATGGTAGTAGATTCAGCTGGCATAGCATTTATATTAGTATGTAGCTTCTTAGAAAGTAACTTACCACCTACTTTCTGAAACATCCTAGTAAATACTGGTTCTAATCTTTCTAACATAGTAGCTATACGTGGTGATAACCAGTTAAACTTAAGTAAAGCTTTCTTAAGTATAAAGAACAGATATGGAGTTAAGAAGATTACTATTATAAATAGTATCTGAAATATAAACTCTCCCCATATAGAATCATTAGGAGTACTATTATAGTTATTATAATTATTATAGCCTACATTAGATTGGTAGTTATAGCCACCATTATAGCTTGTAGTAGGATCATAGTTATTCATATTAGGATTGGGTACTACTTGTTGTGTAGTACCCATAGTATTATCCATAGGAGCTTGAACAGGTCCTTTATAATTTACAGTTGGATCATCGTTAGTTGGATCATATGTAGAGTATTCCATATACACCTTCCTTGTTATTTACATAGTTACCATAAGAGAGCTTTATGGTGTATCAATTCAGTATCATAGTCTTTAAGATACATATCAAACTTATCTATAGATTCTAAGTTAATATCATCAGTAGCTTTTACATCTACTGCTGATTTAAAACCGGTTAATGCTTCAACCTCTTCGTTAAAGAAGCTTATAATATCTAAATTCCTTTGGTTTATATTAGGCACACTACCAGTATCTAAAGAAGGTATATAGACTACTACTTGACTATCTTGACCTACACGCCATGCTCTCGATATGGCTTGTTCAAATACATACATTCTAAATGGTAGATCTATAGCTAGTATTACATTAGCATTAGTTAATGGTACTCCAGTAGATAGAGATTTATAAGTAGTTACTAATGGATTACAAGTTTTATCTTCTGTAAAGCGTTTAACTTCTTTATTAAGTAGATGTGTAGTAGAACCATATACAGTAGCCATATTAAGTTTTAAGTTAGATAGTTGTTTTACTACAGTATCACATACTTCTACATAGTTACTAAATATAATAGTATCTTTTAATGTACTATCTAATATCTTAGTATAGTCTAAACTAGCTGCTATATCTTTATGACAATTTATTCTAGCACGCATTACTACTAAACCTAAACACTCTCCTTGTACTTTAAGTAAAGGATACTTAATAAGTGTTTTTATATCTACCCATTGTTTAGCTAATTCATTAGGTAGATAGTTCTTAATAGCATTCTCTATCTTATTAGCTAACTCCATCTCTTTAGGTATAAAACCTAACTGTCTCTTCTTATAAGCAGATTGTATAACATCTACTAAATCTCTATACTGTTTTATAGTATAGTTAGTCTTCTTTTCAAATCCATTCTCTACTGCTAACTTAAGACATAGTTCATATGTTTCTAAGTACTTAGGCATATTAGCTTCTATCTCTGCTATTCTATTATAGATAAATGTTTTCATTTCGTTACGTATGTAAGGTAATGTATACATATCAGAGTTCTTAAGCTTAACAGGTAAGTATATTTTATTAACTGGTTCTAACTCAGTTTCTTTCTTCTCTATAACATAGGTCATATCGTTATAACGACCTGGTAGTATAGATCTAAAGAACTTATTAGGATTTGAATAGATCTTATAGAGTTTAGTAAAGTTATCATCTGTTAGTTTACCATCTACTAGTTTAGCTATATTAATAATCTCTGTAGAATATGATTTAATAGGAGTACCAGATAGTAAAAATAGATTCTTAGTAAAAGATCTAGCTATTATATCTTGTAGTAATATAGTACGCTTAGATTTAGGATCTGCAAAGTTATGAGATTCATCTACTATAACAGTAAGTCTAGTACCAGCTATCTTAGGTAGTATAGAGTATAGAGATTCTAATGCTTCATAGTGACATAGTATAAACTTTTCATCTGTATAAGCTATAGGACCTTTAGAGCTCCATATAGTGTTCTTAGAGCTATCTTTATAAAGCTCTTCTTTTATAGACTTAACCCAAACTTTCTCTAGTACTGGTAATGGACATATTACTAATACTTTATCAGCTTCTAGCATTTCGCTAAATGTTAATGATATATAGGTATTATGTGTTACTATATAGTTCTCTACTACAAATAGCTCTTTAGGATCTTCTACTTTTATACAAGTAGCTAAACCATCATAAAGTTTATCTATAGACTCTATACGTACTAAGTTATACTCTTCTATAGGAGCAGATAGATTTTCAACTCCATTAGTTACTCTAGTTATAATAGCATCAGTAACATTTAGTTTTATAACTAACCTATACTTTCTTATTATAGATTTATCTTTAATATCTTCTAATCTTACATCAGGTTCTTTAGTATAGCATAAACCACCTAAAGACCATACTAGCTTACATACAGAGTTAACTAACCTTTTATTATCTAGATACATTACAGTATCACCCCACTGGTTAACATAACCAGTTATATCCATCATACCTCTTAATAGCTCTAGTTTCTGATTCTCAGAAGCATCTAGATAGATTTCTGGTATATAGAGTTCATCATTAACTGTATTAAGTAACTTAAACTGTTTAAGTACTGGTAAGTAACTAGTAGTTTCGCTATTAGCTACTATTCTAGTAGAGTCTATAGTATCTAGTTTAGTACCAGTTGGTAACTTACTAACTAAGTTAGCTCTAACACCTTTATCTTTCGTATTTATAATAAGAGCATTAGTTATATTACCAGTAGCTAATAATGTACCTAGTACATACGGATTGATAGGTAATGCTATATCAGTATGTCTAGAAGATATACCTGGTATATAGATACCATATTTATTTCTATAGTTAGTAGTAAACTGTGTATCTAATAGCTCTTTGATTTCTAATGTAGTTAGTGTAGATAGATCTTTCTTATCTTTATCTTTATTATAGCTATAGATAGTCCATAAATGCTCTCCATCACAGTCTATAGTTCTACCATCTTGAAATGTAACTCTATAGAGCATTCTATTGCCTTGTGGGTATACTCCAATCACTTTAGTATAGTTACTATCTACACCTAGTACTCTATCTCCTACTTTAAGGTTCTCTATAGGTACCCAACCTATAGAAGATTTTACTAATGTACCATTAGCTAATGCTTTACCAGTACCAGCTGCAGCTCCTACTAATAGTCCTCTATTACCAGTATCTTTCTTATAGGATTCATAGTGATTAAATAGTTCTGATTGGTAATCAAAAGGTTTAAACTTCATCTTCTCTATATTCTTAAAGTTTAACTTATTATCAGGATCTAATATTTTATCTTCTGTCATAGCTAATAGTTTATCTAAAACTTCTTTTATTTTCTTAACATTAACATAGTAATTAGGTCTTTTAATAAGATCTTGTAATATAGAGATTACTTCATATTTAAAACATCCGTAGAACTTAGACTCTGTAAGTCCTAGTGTATGAAATATCATCTTTAGATTATCATTACCATATCTATTAGTAACTTCTTTTAAACCTAACATACCTACAAGAGTATATTCATCTTTTATAGCATCGTATTTTACGTCTGTATTGAATAAACCATCGAAAAATCCCATAGGCTGTCCTTTCTATATAGTATAGTATCGTATTGATCAAAAATCCCGAGATAGTAAGGTTTTCCTTATAAATGCTGGGCATAACTGAAATTTTGACCTAAGGAGTAAATATGGCTAAATTTAACAATATTTACGAAGTAGTTGGGTTAACTAAACTAATAGATTTTATAGAACCTCCAGTGGTTAAGTCTGATAGTTTAATAATACCAGATGAAACTATATTCTATTACTTTAAACCTACAGATGCTTTAGAGTCTGTAAGTAGATCTATACCTTACTTTAGTAATCTTAATAAGGTTAATGTAGTAACACCTACTAACTTTGGATCTATAACAGAAGGTAGCTTTAAACTTAATAATGATCCTAAAGAGACTATATCTATACTACAAAAAGAAGAGAAGAAGTTTAAGTTCTTACCTCCTAATGTAATAGAGAATAAAGGTAATAATATAATCTATAACTATGGATGTTTAAACTACTTATATAGTTATACTAATAGTCCTAGTATAAATCTTAATAAGTATAACAATGTAGCTAATAGGATGCTAGATGATCTTAAATCATTATCTAGCTATAATAGAATTATACTATTCGATATACCTAAGAACTTACCTAGTATGTCAGAACTAGATAGCTTTAGTAAGAAACTATCTAATGTAGCTATAAGTAAACTAGACTATAGATATTTTAACCTAATAGAACTATGGAAGTGGTTAACACCAGAGACTAAACCTACTAGTATATTTAATAGGATAGCTAATAGTAAATTAGGTTTAACTAATCTACTAGTAAGCTTTGAAAATAAATCTATGTTAATAAATCTAGATTACCTATATACTATAGTAGAAGAGTATAGTAGTAATAAATACTCTGTTAATACAGAGAGTTTAGATAACTTCTTAAGAGCATTAGGTTATAAAGATGTTAACTTAGAAACTAGTTCTTATGTTAGTGAAAAAGCTAAAGCTGAAACTATAAGATACTTACTATATATTACATTAAGTAAGTTCTTAACTAGTAGTCCACTAGTACTATCTAAAGTAGATAAGAGTCTTAATAAAGATATAGCTATGAAGAAGCTAATAAGAACTGCTAAGTCTATTGCTAAGAAAGATAAACTATCTGTTAATGATGTACTTAAAGAGTATGAAGATGAAAATAGATCTGATCTAATAGATCTAGATCTAGATACCTTTATACCAGAGATAGGAGATTTTGATCTAACTGAAATAGATAAAAGAGATGCTGAGATAGCTAAAGCTACTAATAGAGTATTTGAATCTATCGAAGAACTTAAAAAGTATAACTATAGAGATGAACTAGCTGGTAAGACACTTAAAGAGCTAGACTATCTATTAGAAACTAAAGCTATAAGTAAGGCTACCTATAAGAGTTACTTAGATAGCTTTAATAAACAGAATGATCTTAAAAATCCTTTTATAGTAGGTAAAGATGGTGGTACTGTAGCAGAGATGCTAGATAGAGAGTTTGATAACTTTACTATAAACGATACTGAAGCTACTATAGCTTCTAATGTACTTATATTCGACGAAGCTATTAATAAGAATATAGCAGCTACTGCTAAGAAACAATACCTAAGAGAACAATATAGAAAAGATATAACTAGAACTGTATATAGCTTACAGAATCTTAATAATGTAATATTAAGCTATACTGTAAATGATGTATCTGATATAACAGGTGATATAGAAGAGCATGTAGTAGAGATTATGAATATAACAGGTAAGAAAACCACATTGAAATTTGATATACCTTATATAAACGAAGATGGTACATTTCGTATAAATAACCAGACGTACTTATTACGTACTCAAAAAGTTGACATGCTATGTCGTAAAATCGACCCTACCACAGTAGTACTTAGTTCTTACTATGGTAAGCTGTTTGTAGGTAAAGCTTTTAATGCTTTTGATGCTAATGTAGGTAAATGGTTTTATAAGAAACTAAGAGCTAAAGAAGATCCTAAGAATAAAGCTTATGATAGTAAATGTAATAACGTAGTTTCGTTAGGTATAGAGATACCAGATGCTAAACTACATACTCTATATGCGCAGATAGCCTCTATGGTAAAATCTTTCGACTATAGTGATTATAGCTTTAACTTTAACTATGATAATAGAGCTACATTCTTACCAGGTTATACTACAGATGATGTAGTTAAACTAGAAGCTGGTACTGTAGTTGTAGTAGGTACTTATAAAGATAACTTCTTAGCTATGGACTTTATGAATACTCTATACGAGATTAAAAATGGTAAACTAAATGAATTAGGTAATCTATTCGATATTATTAATATAGATAGTGATGAAATGCCTATAGAGTTCGTAAGAGTAGCTCTACTTAAAGAAGCTATACCTATAGGTTTATTATTAAGCTACTACTTAGGATTAGAAAACCTAATGAAGCTACTTAAAGTAAAATACACTATAAGTAAAACTAGAGTTAAACTAGAGAAAGATCAATATAGCTTTAAGTTTAAGGATGTTAACTTAATAGTAACTAGAGACTATGGTATAGGAGATCTTATACTAGCTGGATTTAGTACTATAGGTAAACTTATTAAAGATTTTAATATAAACGAACTTAACTCTAGAGTTAGTTTTACTAACATATGGCATAGGTACTTTACTATCTATAGTAACTTAAGTAGTTCTGTAAAATATGTAAATGAAATTAACATACTAGAGTCTATGTTTATAGACCCTATGACTATGAATGTTATTAAACAGACTAAAGGTCCAGAGAGTTTTACAGGATTACTAATAGAAGCTACTGAGATGCTTTTAGATAATAACTTTAAGCACCCTAACTCCGTTACTGATATGATGTTTAAAGGTTATGAACGTATAGCTGGTATAATCTATAAGACATTAGTATATGCTTATAAAGACTATGAGAATGCTAGTATGTTTAGCAGAGCTAATATAGTACTAGATAAATATGCTATACTACAAAAGATAATGGGAGATAATAGTAAAGTAGCTGTAGATGATCTTAATCCATTAGCTTTTATTAAACAGAAAGAAGATACTACATACTTAGGAGATGGCGGTAGAGGAAAAGAAGGTATGGTTAAACGTACTAGAGAGTTCAATACTACAGAAGTAGGTATAGTATCAGAAGCTACTAAAGATAGTGGTTCTGTAGGTATAACAGCCTATATGACAGCTAATCCTAATATAAGCACTATCAATGGTCTATTAGATACTAGTAAAGAGAGTAACGAGTTGAAATGGGAGAACATGCTAAGTACATCTAGTATGTTAACTCCATTCGGTATAACAGATGATGCTAAGAGGCTCAACTTCTCTAGCATAATGAGCTCTCACATCGTAGCTACTAATAACATGACAGCTTCTAGAGTACTAACTGGTTATGAAACCATAGTACCTATAAAAGCAGGTCCTAAGTTTGTAGTAACTGCAGAAGAAGATGGTACTGTAGATAAAGTAACTTCTAATAACATTACAGTTACTTATAAGTCTGGTACTACTAAAACTTATAGACTCTATAACTGGACTTCTAAAGAAGAAGCTGGTACTTGTTATACACATGAAATGATTACTTCTTTTAAAGATGGTGATCTGTTTATAAAAGATGATAGTTTAGTCTATGATAAGCTATTCTTCGAACCTTGTGTATTTAATACTAGAAGAGTAATCTATAAACAAGGTACTATGGTTAATGTTATGCTATCTGAAGATCCACAAACCTGGAATGACTCTATAGCTATCTCTAATAGATTATATAATGTATTAGGTACTACATTAACTAAAGTAAAATCTATAGTTATTAATAAGTCTGATAACATACTTAAGCTAGTAGATATAGGTAATAAAGTAGAACCTAATGATACTATAGTAACTACAGTATCTGGAGACATAGCATTAGATAGCTCTCTAGATGAAAAAGCTTTAGCTATACTAAATGATATGGCTACCATATCTCCTAAAGCTAAAGTTAAAGGTACTGTATCTAAAGTAATAGCATTCTATAACTTTGATCCTAAAGAAGCTAGTAAGTCTGTACAAGATCTTATAGCGTACTCTGATAAAGTATTAACTAAAGCTACAGGTTATACTGGTAAAGTAGGACCTGGTTATACTATACAAGGTAAACTATTAGAACCAGATAGTTTAGAACTTAAGATCTATATAGATGTTAATGAAACTATGGGTACTGGTGATAAATGTATCGTAGCTAACCAACTTAAATGTACTGTAGGTGAAGTATTTGATTACGATATGACTACAGAGTCTGGAGATGCTATAGATGCTGTATTTAGTAACCTATCTATATCAGCACGTATAGTTAATAGTCCTAACCTTATAGGTACTACTACTACGTTACTTAAGAAGGTAGAGGACGATGTAATAAAAATGTATTTCGGTTAGGATTTTTATAAATATTCTTTCCATTGCTGATAGGGAGTTCTAGCTTACTATCGATAGTATGTTATATATACATGTATTCGGTCTTTGTATATATTTCGTCAGTTTTTCACTTTTTTTGCTTGGGTAACATAGTAGAGTATATTATACTCTACTATGTTATCTTATAACAGTACTAGAAATTCTAGATACGTGATTTTAGCCTATATAAGGGCTTATGATGTATTTTAGAAATTTATAAGGAGATATATAGATTATGAATAGTGATAACTATAAAGCACAAATGGAAGATACTATACGTAAGATAGTGTCTATTACAGTTGATAGTGTACTAGATGTAATACATAAAGATTATGATAATATACTAGATACTATAGATAGAGATAAACTATCTAATATACTATCTGATATTTCTGTAGAACGTATAAGAATGAATGTGGAAGGTAAATAAGAGCATGAGTACATATGATAACCTATATAAGAATAATAATGTATCTGAGTTAGCTAATTATCTTATAGAGAGAGGTAAGAAGTTAGATTTTGATTATAGTAACGGACTTAACGTATTGAATACATCTGAACCAGATGATGCTAATAGAGCTCTAGTAGTAGAGAAAATATCATCTGTTATGTGTTCTGAACTTAAACTATATAGAAATGATTTTAAAGCACAGCTATTAGAGTTTATTAACTATGCTAAAGAAGAGTTTTCTAATGGAGAACCATCTGAAGCTAGTAAGTATGGTTTAGTAGAGATAGATATACCAGATCTACTTAAAGAAGCTAATGAACTTAAGTTGTTTAGTAATCCTATACAGTGGAATGAAACTAGAAATATAGATTATGATCTACCATATGTAGAACTAACTGTTATTAAGAATCCTGATAGTGCTTTAGATAGATATATTAAAGCTATGTTTACAGAAGATGATCTTAATAACCCTACTAAGTACTACGAACTAGCTAACTCTGTATTAGATCCAGATGAGTGCTTATTTAGAAGTACTGATATAGCTAAAGCTTGGTTCATAGCTAGTTATATTAAAATGGAACGTAGTTCTGAACTTAATATAACTGTAGCACAGTTAGATAGAATCATATGGAAACTAGAAACTTACTTAGCTAAAGCTATAGAGCTATATGATAAAGCATTAAGTGCTGAAGTATTATTCTTAGGTACTTGTAAAGTTAATAAGTATGATGTAATGGTATTTAAACCAGTATTTGATAGTATGGATAATGAAGTAGGTATAGTAGATGCTCTATATGGTTTAGCTGTTACTGAACCTAAAGAGAGAGCTATTGGTTATAACTTAAAGAATAATATCCTTATGAATAAAGATAAGCTATCTAAAGTATGGGATACATTTGTAATAGGTTGTAACTATGAAAATCCTATAGTAAGACGTAATAGAATCATAGCTATCTATACTAGATCTCTAGAAAAAGTACTTAAGAGTCTACCAGAGGATCTACTAAGCTATTGTAGCTTTAGTGGTAATATACCATCTCTTAAAAATGAAGTAGAAGATATACTTAGAAAGTCTGAACTAAATGATACATTAGAGAATATAGAGAATATTGGTATAGAATTAGTAGCTGGCTTATTATTTAATAAAACTAACTACTATAAGTTTATTAGACTATGTGAAAAGTATATAGCTACTAAAGAAGAAGCTAATGGTGTAGATGATGTATTAGGTTATGTACTAACTGATCTAATAACAGATTTCCTATTAGGACAAGTAAAGATATTTAAGATAAACTAGGAGTATTAGTATGGCAGATACTATAGATGTAAGTAGTTGGAAACGTAATCCAAAAGAGATAGCTAAGAAGCTTAAGATAGTAGGTACACAAACTGTTGCTACTGAAAATCTTAGAATATTATTTCCTTCTAGATTTACATCTAAAGGACTCTGCTTCTTAGATAAAATAACTAACTTAATATCTTACTACTGTATAGTAGACGATAACAACAACTATGCTATAACGAATGAACCTGTGTTTCAATCTTTACAACCTGATAAAATTAGTATGGTAAACATAAAAGGTTTACCTACTAGTGAAATTAGCTATATTATGTTAAAGTTCTATAAAGATAGTACTGTAGTAGTTAATAACAACTTAGTACAAGATACTAGTATAATGTTTAATATACTAGATGAATTTTATAATAATGGTAAAGTACCTTGGTATATGAACTACGAAGATATTTCTAATATATTTAGAAATAGTAAGAAGTATACTGGTAATGGTATTGGTAATGACCCTGTAGGTTTTGATATATTAGCTAGTATTATTAGTAAAGATAAAACTGGATTAAAACCATATAAAGAAGTTATACATAGTAGAGATGATATATTTAAAGAAAAGATAGTCTATACTAAACTAGCTGATGTACAGAGTTTTAAAGATACAGCAGCTAAGCTTATAGGTAACTATTTTGATGCTGGTTTAACATCTGCTATAGTAGAAGATGAAACTGAATCTTCTGATATTTCTAAGATATTAAGAAAATAATTAAGATAAGGTAAGTAAGATGGATAATAATTTTAGAATAGTACTTAATGCTGCTAAATATAAACCTAGTAATACTAGCACTATAGAAAAAGATGCTGAAGGTTATTATAAAGTAAGATTAGGTGCTTTTAACGTATTTAATAGTAGTGGAGCTTTCTATACTGCTAAAGGTATAGAAGATTTGATTAATAACCCTAATAGCTTCTTTAGAAGAAGAATAAAGAAAGGTTATCTATTAGGAGAGATGGACCATCCTAAGTTCATATCTGGTATGTCTATGGCAGAGTTTATGAATAGGAATGCTGGTTACGATATGAACAATGTAGCATTCCATATTAAAGAAGTAGAACTACAGAATACTGACGATAAATGTAATATAGCTGGTAACTATGGTAACGTAGTTATAGTATTAGGTTGGATAAAACCATCTGGTCCTAAAGGTGAGTTCCTTAGAGAAGCTCTAGAGACTAAAGATAGAAACGTAGCATTTAGTGTAAGATCACTAAGTAGAGATGAAGTAGTTAATGGTATAGTTATTAAACATACTACTGCTATATTAACATGGGACTGGGTAACAGAACCTGGTATAAATAATGCTAATACTTTTGATATGCTTAATGAAAAGAATATCAATACAGAGTCTGTTAATAATATGTTAACATTGAATGTAAAAGAATCTGATATAGCAGATATGGTTAATGTAAAAACAGCTGTTAACCAAGAAGCTAATAGTGAAGATATTAAAATACTTTCTAATAGCTTAAAGAGACAATTCAGTAGTAAACCTATTAATAAGGTATTAACCTGGTAATATAACATGTATAGAGTATCTGGTTAATAGTAAACCAGATACTCTATACTAAATTATAACTAGAAGGAGATTCCACTATGGCACAAGAAGAGATGAAGTGGGATGAAAGAGGATTTTTACTTAGAAACTATGTAAGAGTAGATCAAGCTAAGCAGATGACTAATGATGTTAGAATACTAGATGAGTTTGCTAGTAATAGACATATAAATAATGTAAAAGTATTAGATTTAGATTGGGTTAGAACTAGATTCGGTATAAGTAATAAAGAGCTATCAGACGAAAGATTAGCACATGGTAGATTCTTTACTACAGCAAGCTTTAAATATAGCGATACTAGACTAGGTGGTCACCTAGCTTGTAACCCTAAACCACAATGGACTAGATACTGCGATATAAGGCCTAGATATAATCCTACATTCGGTAGAAGTAGAAAACCTACTGATATAAACCCTACTAAGCAAGGTACACACCTAGGTATGGGACAGTACTATAGCGAAGCTATAGACGATAACGCTAACTTAGTATTTCTAACATTTGGTGTTAAAAAGTTCAATGGTTTATTAGACTTTATGATGTCTGCTATAGACTATGGAGATGTTGTAGTTGCTAATACTGGTAGAAAACCTATATTCTATAATGTTGGTAAGATGATAGGTACAGTAGTAGTATTCAGTTGTATACCTATAACAGCTAGTATCATATGGGCTGTAAAAGCTATAAGTAAATTCTTAAATATGAATAATAGCTATGACTATTACTATATGAAACCTACTATGCATAGTTATTGGTCTGTAGTAAATAACTTAGCTACACAACTAGCTACAGAACTTAAACTTATAAGTCCTATTATAGAGAACTTAGAAGCTAGCAAGTATGCTGATTTACAACATGACTTAGGAGCACCATCTACTCTTAATAAAGATGAACTACAAGCTATAGCAGATATACTAGGTTATGGACTATTTGATAGTAAAACTGGTTGGATAGATGTATTTGGGGTTATGGCCCATCCACAAGCCATGTATCGTGATTTCTTACGTAGAAAGAAAGCAGAGCATAATGTAGATGTACCTATGATAGACGGTTATGGTGCTATGTTAGCATTACCTACCGGTAATGAAGATATATCTTCAGATGTTAATGAATCTGCATATGCACTAAGTAGTAGCCAGATTGGTACGTTTCAATCTTACTTAGATAAAGCTATCAAGAGTTCTCATATGTGGGATCCAGATGATAATGATATAACACAATCTGCTGGTGAAGAAGCACAGAAAGTAAATACTGATATAAGTACTGAGAAAGGTAAACTACAAGATTCTATAAATAAACTAGATAGAAAAGAGAGATCTAGTTATAGCTCTGGTTTTACCCATAACTTTAACGGAGAGAGAACTGAAGATAAAGATCCTTGGTATAAGAACTTTATGTCTACAGCAGACTCTGTTATACACGATGGTGGACTATCTGCTATATTTAGTGTTGATTTTCCAGGTAGCCAAACAGAATCTTTTAGTAATGATATTAGAGATATAGATACTGGTGGCATGATTAAATCAGTAGCTAGTACAGCACAAGATTTTAAGTTTAACTTTTCTGGTGGTAACCTAGGAGGACCTATAGATACTGGTGCTATCATGGGTGCTGTAAAAGAAACTATCATGGGTGGCGCTAGTGGCGTTACTATGGGTCTTACAGACGTATTAGCAACTATATTTGGAGATGCTTATATAGATATACCTAAGAGATGGTCAGATAGCTCTGTAAGTTTTCCTTCTATAACTTACAATATGAAACTAGCTTGTGTATATGGTAATGCTTACAGTATGATGCAATCTATTGGTATACCACTATGTATGCTATTAGCTGGTACGTTACCACTAGCTACTGGTAAAGCTTCATACACATCACCATTCTTATGTAGTCTTAATATGCAAGGTATGCAAAATATTAAACTAGGTATGATAACATCTTTATCTATAACTAGAGGTACTACTAACCTACCATTTACTAAATCTAGAAAACCACTAGGTGTTGATGTAAGCTTTACAGTAACTGATTTTAGTACATTAACAGCAGCTCCTGTAGTAAAAGGTATATTCGACGAAATAATGACATTTGGTATGGACGATACTACACCATTAGGTAGATACTTAGCTACACTAGCTGGTAGAGATATACAAACAGAGAAGTATACTCTTAATAAAGTTGGTCAAAGACTATCTAGAACTTGGGTTAATATAAAATCTATCATATCTCCACATAGGAGAGCTAGTTATATTGGAGATATGCTTAATGGACCATTAAGCTTATTTACAGCACAAGGTAACATGACTACATCTCTACCTGGTATTTCAGTTAGAGCAGAATAATATATATGCATATAGAGTAGATACTAATGTATCTACTCTATATGTTATTAATTATCAAAATTAAATTTAATAGTTCTAGCTGCTGATGGTTTATAAATATCAGCTTGTTTAGTATCTATAGTAACTGTTTTAGTTATACCATCTGATTCTGCAAACGTAACAGGTTCTTTAAGTTTCATACCTACTATACCTACTGTACTGCCTATCTTTTCAGCTTCTGTTTTCTTAGTAGTATCCATAACCACAGAAGGTGTATAGTCTTTACCTGTAAACTCTAAAGGTTTCTCTAAATTAGGTCTACGACCTTTATAGTAATAGCGTTCAAATGTAGAACCTTTATCTAGTTCATACCTACGTAACATAGTATCTTCCATACTACGTTTAGCAGTATAAGTATTGATTATACCATCTCCAGTTACATCGTTATACTCTAAATCTTTATGCTCTAATCTAGAGCTAGATTTACGTATAATAGAAAGCTTTTCTAAGTTACTATAAGATGTTCTAGGTTGATTAAGCTCTTCATAGGTTTTATTAGAGTTTACTCTTCTATGTTTAGGTAACCATCTGTCAAGATCATCTACTCCAGATAGTTCTATTAACTGTTTATGAGTAGAGCCATCTAGTTGCATATACTTAAACCTAGTAAATATAGAACCTAAGTCTGCTAGTTCTAAAGATTTAAAATAATCATTTCTATATTTAAAATCTCTATTATAGTAAGCATTATATATTCTACCTTCATCTCTATCTGGATACCTAGAGAACATATCGTTATATGTATCGTAATAGTCTCTATTACCTTTACCATGGTAAAAGAGTTTACGATATGCTTTAGCTACTGGTTCTAAACCACACTCTCTAGCGAATCTATCAGTAACAGAACCTAATCCATCTCTATCTCTAGAGTAGTATCCAAATATGGATGCTAAAAAGCCTGTTCTAGCTATGTCAGAGACCGCTAGAGACGCGAAGTCTTTCATGTTACCCATACCATTGTCTAGACCTAGAACGTCCTTTAGCCAGCCTCCTAGGGTGCCTAATGAGCTTGCTATAAATTTAAGTGCATTTTTCATTAGGTTACCTAACCATTTTAATGGTATGCCTAAGATTCTCATAAGCTCTTTAAAGATTGGTTTAAGTATATCTCCTATAGCTTTAAGTATACGCTTAATAAAAGCTCCTATCTTAGATAATACATTACCTATAGCAGATAGTATTTTATTAACTACAGACTTTACTTTATTTATTAGTTTATTAATAGTACTACCTAGTTCTCCAAATCCTAAAGAATCTAATATAGAGAGTGGCTTACCAGTACCATCTAGTACAGATTCAAAATTATCTTTAACACTTAAATCTAATAGTTGTGTTGTTATCTTTTTTGTACCTACTGACATATCAGTACTCCTTATATCTACGTGATCAGCCATAGCGTTAAATAAACTACTACAGATGTTCTATACGAACATCTGTAGCATAACTTTAAATAGTGCAAACGATCTAATGGTAGCTAAATTTCTAAAATGGAGTATAAAAGATTATAGCAAGAAACAAAGAAACAATCTATAATCAGTTTGGTATTAGGTTGCTACCATTAGATCACTCTATATAGAGACATTAGATAAAAAAATAAATATCTTAGTATCTTACTGTCAAAGTGACACTATCTTAGTTAGATATTATTTATATAGAAGAACATATCAAGAGCTACGTAATAGAGTACTTATACGTAGTTAGTAAATTTTAGACTAGCTAAAATGTGTAGTTTTTTTTATTACACTATTTCTACGTTGAGTAGATATATTACATACGCTTGTAGTATGTTTCTCTAATTTCAAAACACATAAGGAGCATTCCATGGAAAATGCAGCAAGTTTCAAATTTGAAACAGAAAAATACGAGTTGGTGAAAGCTGACGATACAAAACACATCAACAAGTTTCGCTATAGTGATGGTGCTAGATTTAAAGAAGCACTAAAAGAAGCTGAGATCAAATACGACACATTTAAAGCCGTAGCTGATTTCACAAAGGCTTACGCAGAGTCAGCAGTACAGTCTGCAGCAGAGTTTGCTAAAGCTACGCTTAAGAAAGATAAATCTCTTAATGCTGTAGTTGTAGAGACTCCATATGCTAGAGGCGGTAAAATCAGTTCTGTTATTACTAGAGAAGTATCTGGTACTAATGCACTAACTGGTAAACCATACAAAAACTCTGGTTTAGCTGTTAAGATCAAAGACTCTACAGTAAGTAAATCTTTTATAGCTGGTATAAAAGAAGAACTTACAGCAGCTCTAGTTAAGTAAGCTGTAATTGCCAGTTGCAACCTTTCTAAGTTAATTTTAACTACAGTAGTAACCGTAATGGTTACTACTGTAGCATATATTTATTTTTTTTATTAACTAGTACTCTCGTATTAGCTATTGTATACACCTGGGTGTGTAACATACTCAAGATCACCGTTACCTTGTTCTCTATCTGTACTGTGTGCTGTTTGGTTATCTTTAACAGCAGGATCGAATCCAGCAATAGGAACTGTAAGTTGATAATCTGGAGTTTCGTACATAGAGATAAGTTTTGGTAATATAGACTTAGCTAACTTAATAACAGAGTCTGTATGTATAAATATACCAGCAAAGTCTATGCTAACATCTTCTGTAGATTTAGCAGTAGTAAGATCCCTCTTACCTTCAACTGTACCAGCAGATTTAGGAAATATGTTAAATCCTAACCAAGCTTTCTCAACTGTCGTATTACCATTAGAAGGTTCTATAAATAATACTGTAGCTGAGTAGAAGTCTGGTGTATACATATTAAACTCTTCGTTAGTAGTAGGATCTTTTAGGTATCTTAAAGATTTAGGTACTTTAAGATATGGATCCATTATACCATACTCTATCCAGAATGTAAAGAACTTATTAAACGGTCTACCCATTCTCTCTTTGAATGTATACGACAATGAAGTTTGTTCATAGGTAGCATTAGTTGGTACTTCAAATACAGCACCAGCACCACCTACGTTAGTAGATGTATCTGTCTCTAGTGTTAGAGTTGCTTTTAATCCATCTATGCTTTGTGCATGTGTTTCAAAAGTAGCTTTCATCATACCGATCCAGCGCTCTCTATCAGGTACCCAGTCTAAGAACTTAGGGTAGCTTAATAGTACTGGTAGTATGTTCTCTCTAACATAAGGAGTAGCGTTGATCCACTCTCCATAGTACTTCTTACTATTTTTATCGTAAAAGCCGTATCTAGGCATTACACCCATCATGCCGCCATAGTTCAAGTCTAACGTAGGAGATGCTCCAGCGTTAACTCTCGTAGCGTCGTATATTGCGTCTACTAATCTTGCGCTCATTTTCTATCTCCTTATTTTAATTCTTCGCCAGCTCTATATACTTCTGTAGTGTATACACAAACTGTCTTCATGTTGTTAGCATATAGTTTAAATACTAACTGATAGCTATAACCTCTAGCTTCATCAGCTTCTGTTATAACACATTCAGGTACAACTGTAATAATACCAGCATATTTACCAGTTACAGCTGTAGTAGCAAACTTCTCTACTTCTGCTTTAAACTCATTAGGAGTTAAGCTTATAACACCTGTAAAGTTTTTCCATGTGTCGAAACCAATCTTAGTAACATCACATAGAGCAAGTATAGTAAAGTAGTTGTTAAGTACTGATGTATCGTTATCATATACAGTTTGTAATGCTGGGAAGAAGTGGTTCTTTCTATCATAGCGTTGTGGATAGATAACGTTACTTGTCCATAGTACTGGTCTAATAGTAGTTGGTATAAACTCTGGTACTATATTCTTCATAGTGCTTATTACAGCATTCTCACCATGGTCGAATATAAACTCTCTCTTCCATCTACCGTTACCAGCTCCTGCAAATCTAGCTGTCTTAACCATGATGTCGTATGTAAGTGGATATGTAATACCAGTATCTTCTGTACTGATCTCACCAGCACCTAGTACGACTATACCTCTTGCTACAGATGTACCATAGTAAGTAGACTCTGGATTTAGTTTCAATCTAGCATTCAATGCTGTAGCTATAGCTCTAGCTTTAGATGTTGGTAGTGGTTTGCTACCATCTACAGTATGAGTACCTAGACCAACCATAGTGTCTTTTCTAATAGAGATCATATTGATCATCTCTTTCTTAACATCTAGGCTAAATCCACTATCCCAAATACAACTCTCTATAGCATATGCTAACTCTTGTAATTCACTATCAGGATCTGCATATTTCAAGAACTCTGCTTTAACAGCTTCTTCAAAGTGCGCGTTATCCATAGTACCATCTGAACCACCTGCTAAGAATATTGGTTTATTAGCAGACATATTAACCTCTTTTAGATTCTCTCTAAGTTTAGGTCTATCTTCAGATAGTTTTACAGTTTGTAGTTTAACATTTTTACTTGTTTTGCAAGTGAATGGGTTAATAAGACCATATTGATCTGTAAGATCTTCTTTACTTAAAGCATCAAAGTCATACCAGTCTATGTTCTTAGCATATTCATTATCAGCTTCATATAGAGCTGGTTCAAAGCTAATAACTTCTGATTCAGACTCTAAGAACTTCTTAAGAAGTTTCTCTACGTTACTATCGTAAAAGTAAGGATCTTCGAAGCCATATGGTTTATAAGGTTTGATAGGATCAGTTTCGTTAAAGAACTCTGTTTTAAATACGTTTAGTATATCTCTTCTTTGTTCTAACGATGGATCTATAACTGGACTACCAGATAGTAGTACTTCAACCTCATTCTCTCCGAATAGACTTCTAAATACCTCTCCAGAAGATTTTTCATTAGCTCTATTGTAAACACTAAAAGTATATGGATATTTCTTAACAGCTTTAGCTAATACTTTGTTAAATTCATTTAGGTATTGTGTATTGATACTAAATCCTAAATTGTTATAAGATTTACCATGGTATTTAGCTCTCCACTCCATAATCGGATACATTGTAGAGACTACTTCTTTCTCTTCTTTTATCTTAATAGGTCTAGTAACATGATCTACGATCTCTACTAGCTTATCTTCCATTATCTCTTCTTGTCTACTAATTTTAACATTGTTAGTTATAGTAGCTGAGATAGTAGCTATATTATCTTTATAGGTAGAAGCATCTAGTTCTGCAAAATCAGCTGGTTTAGCAACTAGCTTCATAGCGTTCCAAGGATATTTATCTTTAAAATCTGTTGTACCGAATGAAGTGTTCTCAGCCTGTAAAGCAGCCATATCATTAGCAGCTTTAAGTATTGCAGCTACTGATGGATCTGATAGTTTACCACCGTCTAATGTAGTTTGTACATAAACTCCAGGGTTATTTATAGCGTCTTCCATATACGTAGCTATTCTATCTATGTATAGTTTATCATATGTAGCTTTAGTAGCTACATCAGTGCTATTAGCTTTATCTACAACATCTTGGATACTAGGTAGCATATCCCATTTTACAACAACTTCTTTAAGCTCTACTTTAGCGTTACTATCAGTACCGCTAGCAGTCTCTAGTTTAGTTCTAATCTTAGGCTTATACTCTACTGCAGTTAGTTCTTCTTTCTCAGGATTTGGGTTATCCTCTACTATTGTGTTAAATCTGCCTGTACCTACTCTTTGTACTTCATGTCCACCAGTTGGAACATCTACTGTTTCAGTTTCAGTTTCACTATCTCTGTATGTTACTACAGTTTTCATCATGACACCTGGTTTACTTGTTAGTAATCCAGATTGAACTGGTTCTTCAGTACTGTTATAGTCAGTTACAAACTTAATCTCATAACCTTTTACAGTTGGTTTAGCATCATCTACTACTGGTGCTCCAGCAGTATCTTTTACTACATCACCGCTACTATTTCTCTTATAGTTTGGTATATCAGACTCTAGTACGTCCATATACAATGCTATGTTACTTCTTGGACCTATATCAGATGGTAATAACCTTTGAACCATAACTTGTTGTCCAGCACCAGTACAACCTATTAGGAATTTAGTACTGTGTGTAAAGAATGGACTGTGTTCGTCAAAAGTATCAGAACCATATAGGTTTACAGCTGCACCACCAGATACGATATTGTCTTTAGAAGGTCCCTTGCTAGCAAATATGTAAAATTTAGGTAGGTGACTAGGTCTTTCTACAGGATCTACTGGTTGTGCTTTAATCGATTTGTCATTAGCGCCTAATGGAACAAATCTAGGTGTAGCACCAGTTGAAAATAAACCTGCCATAGTTTCTCCTTATTATTTTAGTATTTTATCTTAATAATACTTATACGTAATATAAGTATCGTTACTACCAGGACCATTATTCTTACGTTTAGTAAGTATAACGTCGTTGTTGAGTAATAGTATAGAGCCATTTGGAAACTCTCCAGCTTCAAATGTTACATCTATAGTTTTGTACTTATGATCTCTATAGCTATATACCATAAGACTAGGGTCTGTATCGGTAGTGTTTTGTTTTGTTTTAAATATTAGATTATCTCCATTCGGTAAAAATCTACTGTTGATCTCTGTTTTAGTAAAACTGTTTGGATCTAAACTTATAGACTTCTCGAATGTCATTTTCATAATCTCATATTTCCACATACTAGACTCATCACCGTGTTGTATCACTAACCTTTGATTTGGTAATCTAAGGAATGCTTTGTAGTACTCTGTACCTTTCTTATCAGACACTAGTTCTTCTAATACAGTACACTTACCACTTATCACATCTAGCTTATATAGCTTACTACCGAATGCTGGTAGATATACAAACGTGCTTTCATCTAGTTGGGCTAGTGAACCATTTCTAGCTGCCGTATTTTTATCGTTTTCAGGATGTTCTATCATAGAGAGAAGATCATAAGTATCACTATGTGTGTTATGTCTGTATACGAGGAATACTGGTTCTTTGTCACTCCCCATATCTCTCCAACCGTCAATCACAAGTAGATTGTTCTCGGTGTATTTGATAAACGTACCACTGTTATTTATACTCAATAGGCTTACACCTTTTAAAGCTTCTCCAGTGTTAACTAGTTTATCGTTTTCAAATTTAAATTTCAGTAGTTGACTACTGTTGTTCATAGGCATAGGTATATAACCTTCTGGTAACTCCATACTGCTTATACTATCGCAATAGTCAGCTTCAGTAGTTTTACCTATAGTTTTGAATTTACCTATATACTTATAGCTAGGATCTTCTAATTCCCTTATAGTGTTACTACTTGTATACAGATTGATTCTGTTATGTCCTACACCATCTTTTACATCAAGAGCTGTGATGATAACCTGTACCATGCTGTTGTGTCTAAATAAATACCACGGCAAGCTAAATGTTAGAGATTCTTGCTCGTCAGTGTTCACTACACTGTATAATACTTCAGTAGTATCCGGTTTTACTACTTCGATTTTACTAATATTCATTTTAGCACCGCTATTTAACCTACGTAACGTTAAATCATACGCTACCCCAGAAGGTATATTCTCTATATCAGATACAACTTCATAGTTATACTTCTGTAGTTCCACTTCTACCTTACTAACTTCAGATTCTATACCAACACCACTACCGTATATCAAGTAGCATATTAGTTTAGTCTTACTAGTTATGATAGGTGTTTTAGTAACTCTAATACTTCTCTTATTCTCTCTATCCTCTATAGAGGTAAATAGAACTTGATCATTACCATCTGTTACTATCCAGTGGCTATACTCATGACCAGACATATTACTCTTGAACTCACTACCGCTTATAGTAAACTCGTTACTATCAGGATCCATAAGTTCCTTTTCATTAACGTCTAACCAAGGAGTCTCTACTATGTTGTCTCTGTTGTAGATCATAGCTTCAGATCTGACTTTATCAAATCTTACTATCTTACTGGGTGTATCATGGTCAAGGTTACTTTCGCTAAAATGTCGTCTAGCTTTGATATAGTAGTTAACATCTGGTACTAACATAGGTTCGTATATAAACTTATGGAAATCATTAGGTTGATCTATACGTTCAGTATGTACTATATCTAAGAATTTATCATCCCTAGCTAATGTAAATGTTGTACCAATTTGAGTTGCAGTACCGCTATTAGCTACGAACTTTTCTAGCGTAAATACGATCATTACACCACGTCTCCTTTCTTTAGAAATTTCTAATCTAACAGTAAGTACTATTTTCCTATCTAGTACCCTATTAGATCACCTATCGAATAGCTTATATTAGCTCTACTAGTATACATTAGCTATTGGTTATAGATTTAATATTTTCTAACAGTCCATAGGAATGAATAAATTAACCATAATCAAAAGAGGCAAACATGGAAACCACAATAAGATGTATAACTAAATATGAAGAAGAGTTCCCGTTATCTAAACGAACAGAATACCTACATATGGATTCTGATAATTTAGAATATAAGGAAATATCTTTTGGAGGCATTTCAGCATTAGGATCTGTTACCTTTAAGCATCTTAGAATAAAAACTGGTGAAAAAAAGATAAACAGTGCTGAGACATGCTACATGTTACTAGGAGAATTAAGAGATTTTATATTTTATTGTAGTGCTATAGCAAAAGAAGATATTGGGGATACGCAAGCTAGTATAGATGTTTATTCATTATTAGTACATCCGTTTAAGTATAAGGATATAAACCAGCTTAAACTAGTTGGTAAACTTGTTTTTTCTAAAGAGAATAACGAGTTTTTCTTTAGTTTAAAATTTAAAACCAATAGAACCCTACGTATTAAATTCGCGCCTTTTAACCCTACTCCTAAGATAAACGACATGGTATTAAAGGAATTCGAAGACTTTTATGTTGCAAAAACAGCAGAAGCGTACTTACAAGAATTACTTAATAGCACTTTTAAGTTCACAACGAAACTATACGAAACCAAAGAAATTACACAAGTAGATGGCTACAGTATTACATATGATTAAACAATGACTTACAGATGGTTCTTAGTAGCCATCTGTAAGTTTTAATCATTTGCCTTATTTTACGTTGTTTAGAGTTTACTCTCTCCGGGGAAAATTCAGATTTTACAAGATTAGATTTTATAGAAAATACAATATACCGTTACTTTAAGATTTTACTAGTTGATTTTATCAAAAACTCTTTATATCGAAATTGCTTCATTCTCCTTATTTTAAGGGGAATGGAGTTTACTTTTCCCTAGAGAAAATTCGTTTTTTATCCAAGATTTTTTAAAATCAAAATCTAGATCAAGATCTAGAAAAACTTAAATTACTTTTTACGTTTTTTTATTAAAAATCCATTTCGATACTTTGTGGTAAATATCTATACCGTTTAGAGCTTCATATTTGCTCTCTATTAAACGATCTTAGGCTTAGGAATATGATTACCTTCTTAAGGTAGATCGTTTAACTATGAAGCTCCTAGATAGCTCTATTAACGTATATAAAAACATAACAGTATACCGTTACTTTAGCACTTTTGTAAAAACTTAGACTATGTATATATACTATATATAACTTTAGTTATATATAGTATATATACATAGTCTAACCTTCGGTTAGACTAGTAAACTAAGCTAGAATCATACGGATTTTAGCAGTGCTAAATTAAGACCGATTTTAAGCTATCTAGGAGGCTTGTAGAGCGATGTTAATTCTTGGTAATATGATTTATCGTTTAAGACCTAGATCGTCGATTCTAGGTACCTAAATGGAGCTCTAATCGGTATATAAAATCTACTACTTACCTACAAATAGAATATTTACGTAAATTGCTTATAAACTCCATTATCTCGATTTACTCCAACTGACCTTCTCTAGGAGCCTCTCTAAGCTCTTATTTTTATCTAAGACGATAGATTATACCAACCTCTCTCCGATCGTTCAATACAGAGCCTGCTAGACCCCTTTATGAACGTTTTTATTTACGTACATAAATCCATATTCTAATTTACTCTAATAGCGCTATTCACTATTACCTCTGTTGTTACTACTGCTAGCTATTGCTAACTATTACCATACTGTGTTATAAAAACGCGGCCCTAATAAACATATTCTAACGCTATCGCTTGTATATGTTTATTCTTCTAATGGTTTATTAGTTAAATCCTCTCTAGTCTAAATTAAGTTAATTTAACGGTTATTTTTAGTTAACTTAATTTATCCTAGTTAAAACCTTTTTTATTGTTTATAGTCTATACATACTCTTATACGTTCCATACGACTATCGTATGGTTAAAACGTATAAGAGTATTTAACTTTTTTAGTTTTTATTAACTCGTTAATAACTCAGCTTTTAATAGCTTCGTTTATTAACTCGTTAATGTTTTAGTTTTAGTATGTTAACTCGTATTAACTACACTTAACGTTTCGTTAATAACTCGTTAACTAGTATTCGTTATTAACTCCGTACAGTCGTTAATAACAAATACGTTTTTTAGTTTACTCTTAATATACACTAGATAGCGAGCGCTAGCGAGCTATCTCTAATACTCTTATACTTAAACTTACTATTATACACTAACGAGGACACGAGTTAGTGGATGATAGTAAGTTTATTATTAACTTACTATTATATACTAACGAGCCTGCGAGTTAGTAGATGATAGTAAGTTATATATTAATTTAAAAAGACTATATAATGGCGAGCACTGCGAGACATTAGATAGTCTTTTTATAATTCTTATTATGTGTAATTTGAAAGAGTACTTTTAGACATTATTTATACCCCTATAAATCCGTACACTATAAAAGACTATAAAAAACTATAGAAAAATGAAATATACGGATTTATAGGGAAATGTTAAAAAATAGACTCTTAAGTTGTATCTTCGAAAGGAACAGATGTGTCAATATTAGAGCAATGCCTTATTTGTAGGGGGTTAAGATAGATTTTTTATAATTTTAATCAAAACTAACACTTAACCAAAATTATAAAAAATTGATTACATATAATAGAAAAAAATTCTATAAAAAAAAATAAATAGAAGGAGACAAAATGTCTTTAGAAACCAAAACAACTTTAACTGTTAACTTAAAGTTAAAATCACTAAGGCTAAGAAGTTTTTATACACCAGAAAGCAGAAAGAATAGTGGTAAGAAACCTTCTGAAACATATTCGCAATTTGCGATTAATGTATTCAATGGGCTAACTAGAATTACACTATCTAAGGATGTTGTAAATAACCCATATGTACCAGGATACTTTACAGGTGTTACTATGCCTACACAGTACGCAATAGAATTATTTACATCTATTGCAGATACATTAGAAAAGGTAGCAGATGGTACTGATAGTATAACATTTGGTATATATGGTAATAACAAGGTAAAGGGTAACATGCGCAAGATGCCAGCATATTATGGTAACATTATTTTGTGGAGCGATAGCAAAGGATGGCAGCTGCTTATAAAACTTAATGATTTTGATACACTTTCTTTCCTTATGCGACCTAGTTTTGCTCCTATTGATATTACTATAGGAAGCGAACCAATTCCGGTATCAGAACAAAGTAAAATGTACGCTATCTCGTATTTTAGAAGGTTAGCATGGGAGCTTACAAAGCACGAAAGGTGGCTAGTGAAAAATAATCAAGAGTTTAAAAACAATTACTCTAAAGTTCAACCACAAGAGTTTAAAGATAATGCTAATAGTGGTAAAGGAGAGAATGATTAATTTTATAAACATCTAATTAACTTACGTCAAAATGACACATATACAGTTAGATATGTTCGAGTATAGATAAACTATACTCGAATAGAACATCTAACTATTTTTATATCAAAGTGATATAAAAATAGTTAGATATTATTTATATAGGAACTAGTATAGTAATATAGTTTTTAACATTTAAAATATGGTAATAAGGAGTGTAAGTATGTTTTATCTTAAGTATGAAACTAATATGTTAACAGACATATACGTAGTACGTGCTACTAAAGAGAAACTTAAAGAGGCTAATGGTAACCTAAGAGAGATAAAAGATCCAGGTTATCTTACAGTATTCAATACAGAGCTAGGTGTTAGGAATGTAAAAGAGATAGATAGGGCTTTTAGTGTTCTTAATAACTATGTACAATGGAGAGGTGATGAATATATAGAAAAACTCTATAGAGAGTATGAAACTATATCTAACTTAGCAAATGACTACACGATAGCATCTGATGTAGAGTCAGATGCTATTAAAGCTAAATTTACTATAGAGCTAACTAAGATCATAGACATGTTAGATAGTAACTCTATATACGATTTTATATCTGTAGTACAACCATTAGAGATACCAGCTGTTATTAAATCAGAGTTTGATACAACTATGGTAACAGATGGTGTTGGATCTAGAGATCAAACCTATATCGAAGAAGATTATAAACAGCTTATGGTACTTATAGTTATATTTAAAGCTATAACAGGTCCATTAGCACAAATGATCTTTAGTACAGATGATGGTAGTAAGAAGATGCCAGATCTGCAGATGCTAGATATGATAAGACAACAACCTATAGCACAAGGTGCTGGGTTTAAGAAACTAGTAGCTTATGTACGTAGTACTGTAGAGAAAGTATTTGATAAAGAGAAGACTGGAGAGTCTAAAGTATTAAGTTTCCAACTACCTAGAGAAGAGATACCAATGTATTATCTTGCTAAGATTATATTTAACAAGATACTACTTATGGACCAAGCGGATAGTACTAATAAAGACATAGTAAGACAGATCTATGGTACTATCAGTAGTGGTATCAAATCTATAGGTAATAGTAACGATACTATTAGAAATAAGAATAAACCATCTGAGTCTGAAACTGAGACTGAAGATAAAGAGTCTGTAATAGAATCTTATAGACTAGCTACAGATGTAACACCAGGTATAGCAGAAGAGCTAAACTGGGCTACTGAAACTGTAGATAAGATATTAAAACAGTTACCTCCTAAAGTAAGAGAGTTGTGTAGTGATGATAATATCAAACTAGGTATGTCATTAGCAGCTACTTTTACACCTGATAAGATAACTAACACACATATCAATATCTTAGGTCCTATATTTAAGAATATAATAGACCCTAGAGGCTTATTATATCTTAAAGCTAATAACATATTCAACCTTATAGCGGTAGGCTATGCGATATTAGTAGGTATGAAAGCATTTCCACTAGCATATGCATTAGTAAGTAAACGTATATCTGGTATGGAAGCTGATAGTGTACACTATATAGCTACTAACATCAATAGTACTAAAGCTAAAGGCTATAGAGAAGAAGAGCTAGAGAAGTATTACCCTAGTAGAAAAGTAGTTGTTGGTAAAAGATCTGAAGACGATAGTAAGTCTGATAAATCTGATCAACAAGAGTATCCAGGAGATTTAGTTATATTAGATTGGGTATCTAGTATGGGGTTGGAAATTAACAAGTATAACTGGTTAGTACCTAGTATACTTAACGTAGGTGTAAAAGATATAATAGTAAGCACTATAAGTAATGTGCTTATAGATTTTCTAATAGAAAATGAACAACGTAATGAAAAATAAGCAAAGAGTAGAAAACTGATAGAAAGGATGTAAGATATGGAATATAACATACCATATGAACCTAGTCCATATGGGGCTATGGTAAATAGAGGATTAAAACTTAGTAATGTACATGCTAACTTTACTATACAACAACTCATAGTCGCACCAGCAAGAAGCTATGGGTACCAACAACAAGTTATACGTAGTTTTACTACAAATCTTAATGTTGGAGATATAGACCGAATAGTAGAAGATATAAGTAGAAATAATGGTACATTAACTAATGTTAATCAATCCACGAATAACGTAATGAAGATGGGAGCGCTGCCAGTAGGCAATGCTAACATAGATAATGGTTGGGCTGCGCCTAGATATACTTTCAAAATGATAGTAAGATGTCAACCTACAGAGACTACTGTATATGGCTCTACATCTGATATATACGATCTTATAGTAACTGGTTATTCAGATGCTAGTGGAGAGTTTATAGTAAGAGATATTACAGGATCTACCTATCCTAATGAAAACTTAGTGTTTAACATAAATAGCATACAGAAGATCTCTATCAATGCTAATGCTAATACTATAACTAATATACAGAATGTTGGTGTAGGTTCTGTAAATAGTTTTCAAAATGATAGTTGTAACGTATGTGTAAGACCATCTGATATTACATCTGGTATAACAGGTTCTCTAGTTGATAAAGACTTTGGAGGTTCTGTATATAGTGTAAATACAAGAGCAAGTCAAGAACCTATGGCATTCGAACGTAAGGATGCTATAGGTAAGCAGTATGTTAATAAGATACTTAATGCTGTTGTAAATGGAGTAGCAGATGCTAACTCTAGTTATAACGCTTATAATAATCTATTTAACTCTGGAGCAGATCAAGCTATTATAGAAGCTACTTCTAGACTACGTAATAATATACTTAGTACAGATTTGTTTATACAAGCTCTACAAGAAGTTAATCTTAATCCGCTTAAAGAGTCTTTTACTATTAAACAACTTAAGTCTATAGACAGAACATTTACTTCAGATCGTATAGTATATGCAAATGTTATAGAGGATAATAGGTTTACTACTGATGGTATACTTAATAGCCAATATACAGAACATATGCTAGGTGCTAATAGAGAGACTACATTAGTAACTGAGTTACATAATATGCTAACTAACCTTATGACAGAGAAGTTTGTAGTTAGTATGGTTATTAGACTTAGTAATAACTATAAACCATTAGAGTCTGGATTTGGTATGGCATTACAACCAGAATACTTTGTAGATGGTAATAGTGTAAGATGGAGTTATGCTGTAGCACAGAATGACCCTAATGCACCTATGTTACTATCTAGGGCTTTAGATAATGCTGTTAAGATATTAATAGATCCATTACTATCTAGTAATGGCAATACTAAGTATGATGTAGTAGCTAATATAGATCTTACTACAGATACTAGTATATCCATATCTCTAGATGGTAAAGAGCCTATACTCTATAGATTTCCAACATTTGGAGATACTTGCTTTACACCTATGGTAGGTAGTGATGATACTAAGACTAATTTAGTATCTAGCTTAGGTTTGTTAGTAAATGAAATAACAGACAATATAAGTTTGAAACCAGCTACAGATGGTTTCAATAGCCCATTCAATGGGAATATGAATATAAACACATATTAGGAGTATGTAGATGAAACTTAATGATTTTTATACTAACCTATTGAAAACATTTTCAATACGTGTTACAGAAAACGGTTTCTTACAATGTAAGAATGGAGAAGACTGGGTTGATATAACTAGACATAAAGGTAAAGGCGTTGCCTTACCTACAGAAGAGAATCTTAAAGATATGTTTACGTTAGATAATAATGGTAAATATGTACCAAAGTTTCTTATATTCAATCCGTTAGCAGAACAAGCATCTGAAGATGGGGTTGGTTTATCCATATTACAAGATTGTGTTAAGATTAACTTCTCTTTAGCACTACCAGTATTCGGTAAAGCTATGTTGATTACATATACTTCACCAGCTCTACAAGAGAACTTACCTATGGCTATTATAGATTTTATATCAGAAGCTAAAGATAAAAATATACCTGGTATGAAAGCTAATGGTAAAGCTGTGGATGAGACTATGATAGCTAGTTGGGAAAAACTAATATTATCATACGTGCAAAGTATAGATAAACCATTGTTTAACTTAGTGCTACCAAGGACTAAGAAAGCAACAGATAAGAACTCTAATACTAGGGAAGCTAGGTTAACTTGTAACCTATGGGTTGATGTTAAAGAAGCTCTACAAGCTTATGAAACTAGTACTGAAGATGATAAAGCTAAGAAGATAGAAGTTAATGGTGTTAAGTTAAGATATAAAGATGTTAAGATCTTTAACGATATATTAACAGTCTTTATGGTAGGTGCTAATGAGAAAGGAGCTATAGTAGCTGGTACTAAAGATACTGAAGCTCCTGGATTTATAGCATTGATGTTACTATTTAGAAACACTATGGGTGTTATTAGTAGCTATCTAGAGTCTATGTATAACTCTAATCCAAATGAGATTAAAGATATTAAAATAGACTTTACTTTTAATAGCTCTGATATAGAACAATCTACTACTATCTTTAAAGCTGAGTTAACTCAAGTACCTACTGAGAAAGAAGTAGATCTAGCAACTGATGTATCTAATGCTAAGAAGGGTATGAATATGAATCTTAATAATATTCACCCTGGTTTACAATCAGCTGTAGAACAAACTACAGTAGAGAGAGAAGCTGCAGTACAAGGTGTTAAACAAGATGTAGGTCTATCAGCAACTGATATGCTATTAAGAGGTAGAAATGCTATGTTTGGTAATACTGGTATGATGCCATTTAATGGTCAACCAGCTATGGCTCCAGTTATGCAACCTGTACAGCCTATGATGCAAAATGTACAACCAGTTATGGCTCCCACTACAGCTCCAGTAGCTCCTAAGATGGTATCAGTTCTTAACCCAGAGATGAATACACCAGAAGCTAATCAAATGCTTATGGCTAGACAAGCAGCTGCTGTACAACCACAAGTACAACAACAGTTCTATCAACAACCTATGATGAACCAAATGATGTATCAACAGCCTATGATGCAACCTATGATGGGTTATCCACAACCTAATCCAGGTATGATGAACCCATATGGAAATAGATATTTCCAATAGTATACAAGAGTAGTAGTAACTAGCCGCCACTAGTTACTACTACTATACTCTTTATTTTTTTCTTATAACTTCAGATCTTTTAAATGCTTGTAAGTACCTATTTAGCATTCTATCATCTACATATACAAACTCTAACTTATCTCCTTTATAAGACTGACTGTTGATGTAACCATTTACTAACATAGTAGGTAGTATATACTCTTGTCTTATCTCTAGTTTATCTCTTAGTAGACCTTCTAGATCACCTTCATATTTCTTAGCATCTGCTATATTAACTTTACCTAGTTTACTAGTTAATACGTATTTCTCTCTAAGTACTGGATATACTGCTGTCCACATCTTAGTTATATATTCAGATTTATTATCAGTATCTATTAGATTAGTTATCTTAGTCATAGCCATAATATTCTTCCTTAACTATAGGTTTAAAAAATCACCGATGGACATTCTTATTGAATAAAATAAAAATTTTACTTAATAAAGGACGGAAGATGACTATAGCAGGACTTAAAGATAGAAATAAAGAAGCTATCTTAAAGAATGAAGCTAATAAGCGTTTTACTCGTATAAGCGAGTCTAGTACTTATCTATTTGGAGATACACGTATAGAAGGTAGATTTAACGTAGATCATGTAGGTGATTACTTAGAGAAAGTTACTATATTCCTACGTAAGTTTCATAATGTAGAGACTAACGAAGAACTTAAGAAAGTTATAGAAGAAGAGAATAGTTTACCTAACTATACTAATGCTGTACAAGTACTAGATAGGTATAAAGGACAAGATACTGTAGATGTAGACATTGGAGAGTTATTAGTAGCTGGTTTTCCTTCAGCTACATTAGATAAAGAGTTTTCCGATTTTAAAGCTGCTCTTAGAGAGATGCTACTATACACCCCATTTCCATTTGTAGAAGGTACATTAAGTAATGAACTTAAGAGTAAATATACTAACCTAGTACAGGTAGGTATAATAATTATTATTAAATCTTACATACTAGAGAATGCAGATGGTAATGTAAACTATAAAGATCTTACAGAAAAACTTACTAGACACTTTACAAGAGTTAATATATTAGACCAAAGAGAGTATGATGCTATATTCGCTTATGATAACATTTATTATACACTAGGAGCATTAGCAGTCTATAAGAAAGTATCTTCAGCTCTTTATAACACTAGTAGCTGGATGAATATAGTATCTAAACTATTCTATAAAGGTTGTTCATTAGGTATTACACTAGAAGACTATTTAGAGCAAGTAGAAGCACAGTTAGAGTACCAAGATAAAGAGAATGCTAGAGCTAAAGATCCTGATGCTAGAGTAGATAATTTTAATGTTACTAAAGAAGATAAGAGAGCTTTTCTAACTAACTATATCAAAGACTTACTTAATAAAGCTAGAGCTGATGATATAGAGTTTACTACAGAAGATCTTACTAATATGCTATCAGAGTCTAAGCAAGAAGTACTCTAATATAGCT